CCGGCTCTCAACGCTTTTAAGAAGGCTGTTAATACCATAAGAGCTTCATCTCGATTCAGATCTGTGCTTGCTGATGTTTATGGCGAACTAGGAGATCCGCTTGATACTAATGTTGGTTGGCCTTACTTCAAGGGAATGGTAGACAAAGAAGGTAGACCTGTAACTAAGTACGAAGTCATTAATCAATTTAAAGGACGGGTACCGTTTGCAGGGAAGAATTTGTCTAATATAGTCAAGGCCCTTGATGATAACCAGCCTATCTCTGGATTGAAGGGTTACCCTCTTGCGATGGCCCCACTTCGTCGTTTACAGCCTGGTTATAAATGGAATCACTCGTTTAACAAAGGCTCATCGGGATTGCTCACCACGGAGGATTTAGAGGTTATAATACCAACAGAATTGCGTGGATGGCTCCTTATGTCTTAAACTTAATGTTAAGTCCATTACAAGCTGATTGGAAAGCCATCCGTAAGATGCTTCCTGGCTTGTATCATGACGGAAATGCTAAAGCTAAGCGAATGCAGTGGCTACAACGGGCTAATCCCTTCATACTGGAAGCAGATTACTCTAACTACGATAGGAACATACCTGTGGATTTATTCGCAGAAATAGTTTCTATACTCACTGAGTCTAGTAAAGACAAGGTGTATTGGAGACAGCTTACTTCGTTCCTACATGAAGATGTCTCGGTAATCTGGCCTGATTACGTAGCTGGTCAAACCAATAGAGGCTGGTTATTTAAGGCTCCGTTATTAGGATTACTTTCAGGGTTAAAAATTACCAGTGAAGAAGGTACTTTCGTTAATCTCATCATCACCATTCAAAGTGCGATATCAGCCGGAATATTAACCGAAGGAAGTGCTTATACGTACCTTACCAGATTAATTAGCGATGAAAATAACGTGGAAGGTGAGTTATTCTTCATTCAAAGTGACGACAACGCACTAATACACTCCGATTTAAAGACATTGCTTAAGTTCGGTGAGAGTTTCAAACGTCATGCTGATGTTGTAGGTTCACCGGGATCCTTATCTTTAGGTGACAGGTTTCTCATGAGGCATATCAGTTTAGGTCGCGATACACCCAATGCTACTCGTGTTTTTCAGAATACTTTGAGTAACGAGGACAGTGTAATTGATCCAACAAAGTTCCTCGTAGGATTAGTTACAAGAACGGAAGGATTACTCGGTCAACGTACGTTCGATCCTTTCCAAATCAAAAGATATATACCTATCCATAGATACGTCTTAGATTATGAGATGAGCATACTTAAATCACTTCATCATTTTTTGAGTACAGCCAGCTATCCTCATCCCATGGGAGTTAGTTATTTAACCACTATGTTAGAAGCAGGACGTGAGATGACTTCCAGGTGCGGTAAAGAATTCGATTCAGCCGTGACAATGAATCACTCATATGGTACTAAATTAGACGAGATCCGCGTCCAAGCGATGAAAGATTTAGCTGCTGCACAACTAAAAATGTCTACTAAAGACCCTGAAGCCGGTTTTCGTGCATGGATTGATCAATTGATGAAGGATAAACACATTCCATCTTCTTCGATAATATTAGACCAGATCATTGCATCATCTCCCGCTATAGCTAACTACGTTAAGCAGCGATCAGATAGAGAACATAAATTTTACGAATTCGCTATGTCGGAGCTTAAAATCCCTCGATATTACGAATAAATTAATTACAAACGTATTAACCAATCATTAGATTGTTTAATGCGTAAGGCGAGTATAAAC